TTCATCATTACTAAACCTGCTATAGATATTAAACCACCAAATAACATCATACAAAACCATAGCATAACCCTAAATGTTCCTTCAATACTACTTAAAAAATATTCTTTATTTGTTAGTGCTTGTATTAAATAATCAAAGTTTAATAATATACTATCAAATGTATCTAACATCATAGCTGATAAAAAAAACATTACTCCTGCAGTAAAAACAATAAATCCTATTTTAGTCATAGTTCTATTCTCCTATATGGTGCTATTAAAAATTAATTCAATAGCACCAAGTTAATTTAATTTAAAATTTTAATATATCTTTTTCTAATAAATTTATATTAGTTTCTTTTGGCTTAATAGTTTTACTTTTTCTATGCTGATTGATCTGCAAATTAGTATGATCTGCTCTAATCTCTGTACCTTGTAAGTCTATTATAGCATTGTCTACTAAATCAACTTTAGTATTAGGATAAACAACTAAGTTATTTATTTCTATTCTTAATTGTTTTTCTTTTGTTTCTGATACTTCAATATATTTCTTATTGTTTATTGTAACAATAGGATTAGCTTTATATTTTGACTTTCTTATTCTTATAATATGTGACATATATAAACTCCATTTAATAATTAATAAAAACTTAATATATTAAATAGCAAATGTTTTTTATATTGTCAATAGCATAATAAAAATAATTTTTTTATGTTGTATTTATATCACACTATTAGATGTCAATCTATAAGGCTTATAGGTTTTTCCTATAGTCAAAAGATTGACACATAAAAAAAGAGAGTGCCAATTATTTGACACCCTCTTCAAGGAGTTTACAAAATGAAAAAAAATAAACTAATAATATAAAATATAAATATCTTTATAATTGTTTTATATTTATATATTATTAAATACAAGTATACATATATTTATTATAATAACAATCTATACCTATTATAATTTTTTCCTATAAGCTACTAGAATAAAAACAATTATGTTAATGCTACATTGTACCTATAACAGTTTTAATGGCATTCTATGAGCCTTAAAAAGCTTTTAAATTGTATAGTAGATATAAAAAAAGCTAGTACTAAATTAATAATACTAGCTTTAAAAGTTTATAAAAGTTTATTAGTGAGTAATAAAGTTAATTGGTTTTTTACTAGACCAACACAATGTACACGTTGCACACGTTTTTTTATCATCTACCTGAGCAAGGCAAGTGATACCTTTTTTACCTAAGTCAATAGAATTTGCACTGGTATCTATATCTAATTTATTACTAAACCTAATATAAAAACGTGTACTGAATAAAGTATTTAATCTTATTATTTCATTAGCTATATTTCTTTTATCTAAATACTTGCTATCATTATGGTTTCTAGTGTAGCCATATATGTTTAAATTAGGATATAATTTTAACATACGTTTCCAAAATAAAACATAATCCACACTGTAAAAGTCACCTAAGACATGCAATCTTAAAAGAAAGCCTTTTTTATTACTTGGTTCATTTGCTATTGTTTTTATATCACTTTCTAAACGTGTTAAAAAGTTTTTATTATATGGATTAAATCTAATTCCATACATCATATTATTCCCATAGCAAGTAGACCAGTGTTCACACTCATCAGTACACGTTGCTCTTTCTATTAGTGTTAATGTATAAATAGGATAATCTTTTTTTAAACCTTTTAAAACTTTCTTTCCTAATTTTTTATTAGTGCTTTTTTTAATAGTTAAAAAAGGATAACTATTATATTTTTTATTTCTATAAATATATGGGGCTTCCACGTCATCAATAATATTATTAATATATTTAGTAGTTTTATTTTTTATTGCTATATTATTTTTATCTAATTTCATTTTATATTCCTATTGTTAATTAATAATTTAAATATAATAGCTATCAATTAAAAAATCAATAGCTATTATATATTTTTGTTTAGTTTTTATCTTTATATACTTTTTTAAGATTGTTCAAACTTCTCATATTTTTACAAATAAAAAGTATTTTTTCTGAGCTTTCTATTAACATATCTATATTAGCATTACAATCTAGTATGTTTTCTTTTCTTTCTTCACAATCTTTTCTAACTAATTCTATTGTTCTCATATTACAATATAAATCGTTATCTATTTTTTTTCTAATTTTCATTTTATTCCTCACTTTCATTATTATTATTATTTCTATTAACTTGTCTAGCTTGTTCTATTATAGAATCATTTACTTGTTCTTCTATTTCTTCTATAACTTCTATATCTTTTATTATATCTATCATTTTATATTCCTTGTTTAAATTAATAATAAATAAACAATAGCAAATATAGATATTATGTATACCTATATCTACTATTATTTTTTCCTATAATACTATTTATTTAGATTTGTTAAATAATCCATGTATCTATATAAATATATTCTATCTTTATTATCTAATTTTACATCACACACAACACTAATGCATATAGATAATAAAAACTTAATATCTTTTTTATTTAATCTTTCTTGACTTGTTTTAACTTCTTTTAACATTTTATTTAAAGAGAACATAACGCACCTAATTTATATTAATAAAAAACTTCATACCTATACAGACGATTAAATAATATAATTGTTCCCATTTATTTTTAATAAAAAAAAAAGGCTACTAAAATTAATTAATAGCCTTTTAAATATATGTAATTTATTTACTTTACGTATTCTTTTAATACATAAAAACAATATCTTTTATTACTTAGGTTCATTGCATGAGCTACTAATATATTATTTTTATTATCATTTCCAACAAAATAATAGCCCATATCATATTTATAACAGTTAACATTAATCTTTTTTAATTGCTCATAATAATTTTTAACTTCTTTTCTAGTGCAAATATAAAAAAATTTATACATATTTCTTTTATATTCTTTAATAGTCATACGCATACAATCATTTATTTTATGGTCTATTGTTAATGCAAATTTATTTTTTTTCATAATGTTTTCCTTGTTTAAATTAATAATGATTACATTATTACAGTAATTATTTTTACTTGTCAATAGTATTTTTAATTATTTTTGTACATTATAAAGACAGTAGCAAAGTTAATAAAAACAATAGCTTAGTGTTGCAATAATACCACAATAGAAAAGACTGTAGTTATTAAACAAGATTACATAATTATAAAGACAGCATAAAAAATTGATGTCAAATAAATGACTAAGGTATCTTTTAGTCTGTCAAACTTCTGACATTGTCAAAAAAATGACACCCTACACAAAAAAAAATAGTCTGTGTGTTATATATATATACCCCACCCCCATATATACACCAAAAACCTAGGCTTAATAATTAAAATAAAAATAATACTTGACACAAGTGGGGGAGTAGTGTATAATTATATATAATATATAAAGATATTAGAAACATTTAGTACTTTTGTTTTTCTTTTATTGTTTTCTTATAAGAAATATAATCAAATACAATTAATATGAATCAAACTATAGAGACTATAGAGACTATCTCTCCCTTAATTACCCTTGATGGCTTGTTATCACAGAAGGTTCTACAGGATTCTAAAGCAGACTTCCTTACTTTTGTTAAACAAACAGCTCCAACACTTGTTTCTGATTGGAAGATGGGTAAACATATAGAAGTAATTAGTGAAAAACTAAAACAATTAGAGTCTGGAGAGATAAAAAGGCTCATGGTATTCCTACCACCACGTTCTTCTAAGAGTGTTATCTGTTCTAAACTGTTTCCTGCCTGGTATATTGGTAGAAACCCAGAACATGAGATACTAACTATCTCTCATAGTGACCAATTAAGCTCTGACTTTGGTAGAAGTGTTAGGGATATTGTTAATACAGAAAGCTTTCAAGACATATTCAAAGGTGTTTCCCTAAGAAGTGACGTTAGAGCTGCAGGTAAATGGAAGACAAACCAGAATGGCACGTATTATGCTGCAGGTGTTAGAAGTCAAATAGCAGGAAGAGGAGCTCACATAGCTATATTAGATGATGTAATGTCTGAAGAGGACTCTTTCTCTGAAGCAGGTAGAAGATATGTTAAAGAATGGTACCCATCAGGACTACGAACACGTATTATGCCTAATGGTTCTATCTTAATCATAAATACTAGGTACCATTATGATGATTTATGTGGATGGTTACTAAAACAACAAGAGAATGTAGGTGATTATGCTGTTACTCCTTGGGATGTTGTACGTATCCCTGCATGGTTAGACGAAGAAGCAGCAGAATTACTAGAATTACCAGTAG